GTCCTGGTCGTCTGCAGTTGCAACTTTATTAATCGCAGCATCCCATATGGTTCGTATAGATGGTTTTGTTGCATCTGGTAACATAGGAGGAGCAATAGAAGGATTGCCGACGTCTGATGCCAGTTTCATGGCGTCTGTCTGAAGAGATGCCTTGAACGCCCTCAATTCCGCGGCTTGTTTGTCGAGTTCGATCGTGGTGAAATTTAGAGCATCCACGGTTGTCTTGTTTGCAGCCTTGTTTCTGTCCTCTATTGCTTTGAGCTCTGCGACAGTTGCATCTCGTGCTGCGTCCGCGATATCTTTGTTATCGATAGCGTTCTTCACATGGCTCAGTGAATTCGTAGCCTTGACCGCCACGGTAATGTTGTTCTTTAACTGTTCGAGTTCCTTTTGACTCTCCGCCAACTGCAGCATCAGTGCCTGCTGTTCTTCGTCGGTTCTCGCGTTCGATGTATCAACCGCAGTCTGTAAATCGTTCACGGCTTTTTGCTGTTTTTCGAGATTTTCAGCAAGGAGAGCTTCGTTTATCAAGCTTTTCGTATATGCGTCGCTCGCTCGTCTCTGTGACCTCTTTTTGATGAAAAACCATGTGAGACCACCTGCAGCTCCTAACGAAGCCAGTATGACTATTACGATCGTGACAATAATCCAAGTTTCCATATTACTTTATTATTATCACATATTATTTATTTATTTATTTTGTTTGATTACATATATGGATACCACGGCCGTTGATGCCATCGACGTATCTGTGAATAACATAAATGGAAATGTAGATTCAGGAGGGTTGTCGAGATGGGTCGTATACGCGACAATAGCAGTTGTGGCGGCCATAATTATAATTGTAGCGGTCGTCTACACGCGGAAAAAAATCCAGGAGTCGAGAGAGGATGGAGGTATCATAAGGGATGTTGGAGAAGCAATCACGGACGACGTGGGTAAAAAGGTGGCGGATGATCTATTGGAAGTCGCAATTCGCGCACAGACAGAATCCGCCCAGTTGAATGCCGACATGGAAACCGCCAAACAATTATTCGCGTTGGGTCAGGTCTCGCAGACAGACGTAGACAAAGCGGTATTGGCAGCGGAAGCTTCGAAAACGACCGCGATACAAAAAAACGCAGAAGCCGCAAAGGCCCTCGAAGCATTTCGCAAGAAGGAACTCTCGATCGCTAATGCCACAGTATTAGAAGCGACCAAAAAGGCCACCGGACTGTCGCAAGAGTACGAAAAGGTCTCCGATGGCATCACGGAGAAAAAGATTCAGGAGGCGAACGCACTTCTGATAGAGCTGGTCAAAAAACGCCAGCAAGCGGAAAAGGATTACAACGACGCGTTGGGCACCAAGAACAAAGCAGAGGCTGCATTCTTGGAGAGCAAGAAAGCAAAAGCAGAAAACAAGCGCGGGATCATCGCTACCGTGAATAAAAAGATCGCCGATCTCAAGGATAAGATCCAACGTGCAAAAATAAATACACCCGCACCACAACCACCTGCTCCTAAACCTCCTGCTCCTAAACCCCCAACGCCCAATCCACCTGCTCCTAAACCTCCTGCTCCTAAACCTCCTGCGCCTAAACCTCCTGCGCCGAAACCACCTGCTCCTAGACCTAGCCCATCGGCTGGTTCAGTGGTACTAATAGGCAAGGAAGTCAGAGTGAATTTGTCAAATAAAACTACCGCGGGAGGAGGACGGGGGATTTCAGAAAAGTGGCCTGTACCGTCTCAGTTCAAAAACGCTGTTAAAATGTCCTTCGATATAAACTTCCAACCAGGGTTCTCGTTCGTAAATAACACTACTTCCGAAGGGGGGAAGGTTGGTGGTTTACATGTTGGCAAAGGCGCTGCAAGTGGGTGCCGTCATACACCAGACGGGTCGAGTTTGAGGTTGGTATGGCAACGGGGGAACAATAAAAACAGAAAAGGATCTGGTGCGTCTGCATATACTTATCTGCCTACCGGGACTCGTGGGAAGCAACCGGCGTTTGTAGAAAAGCAAGGGTCTCCAGACTGCGGTCTACATTTGTTTCGTGATGATCTAGATCAGATTTTTTCAAATACAGGAAGCTGGTATAACGTGACTCTTGGAATTCAACTCAACGACGTTGGGCGTTCTAATGGAAAAATATTTTTCGAAATAAAAGGTCCAAAAAGCTTCCGTGCGGAAGAAAGTGGAATGATGTGGAGAACAAGTGCTTCTATGGACATACGCGAAGCTTCTATTTCAAGCTTTTTCGGTGGCGGAGGGCAAGAAAAAAACGTCAACCCTTCTACGTTTCTTATCAAGAATGTCATGCTAAGTCCATATTGACAAAACAACGTTAAATAAGTAGGCATTTTATTTATTACATTATTTAAAATGTCTACTCCCGTGGCACTAAATGCCGTATGGCGAGACATTACTTTAAACGTCACTCGAGAAATGATTACCATCGTTGAAAAATTCATCTCAATGGGTCACACAAGATCGTCTATCAAAATCTTTGTTGACGAGATGATATTTGCTGTGAAAATTAACAGGGCCGGTATCACCAGATTTATATTTGGCGGAGATGATGTTTCAAAAGAGAGATTTATGGATGAATTGGACACGTATGTTTACTCTGCCAAGAATGTGCACTACAAAGTGTGCAGACTCCAGAAATTTACAAATCCACCCATCCAAGGACTCGTGAAAGCAATTGCATTAGTACTCGATGACCTAGAAACTGACGAACAAGTAGTTACGGAAATTTGCAAAATTCAAACGTTCACGACGATGGAAATTGACAAGGTAGACTACTCGAACTTCAAGGGATATCATGTCTATAACTCTATCATAAACATCATAGACATTTATGATGATATCGGGGCCGTGAATAACGACCTATTCATTCACGTATTGGAGACACGCCCTGCGATCTTCGAAGACATGTTCAAGACTGTATCAAAAAAGAGGATGACTGATGAAATCAGACGAATTTTAAGGACAACAGAATCTTCACAGCCATGCACCGCACAAATCATAAGAACTAAGGGCAGGTGCGTCATGAATCTTGATACCCCCAGTACAGTCCTCGTAAATTTTAAATTGACATCAGGGGCGATCGAAGACAGATATCGATACAATCACTTAAAAGACTATACATTTTCAGAAGATGTCTTACAGGCAGCCTGGCATCCGAACAGGTTTAAAAATTGGTGTCTTGACGAGGAAGAAAGAAAACGAATTGAAACATATTGACACACTTTAGTATAATAATGTCATATGTTTACAATATTGTAAAAATGAAAATCTTTGAGCATCTACCCGAGGAGAAGATCATCAAGTATCTTGAGAGGTGTGTACCAGAGGATGAAATATATAACTGCGAGGACGAGGAAGGAAATGGATGGTTACACTTCTTTTCAGATAAAGAGTATTCAAATCTTCAGGATTATATTCTCAAGGAGTGGCCTGCCGTTGTTCACATGGAAAATGTTCACATGGAAACGCCCATCTATTATGCTATCCGTAATAACAACCTGGAATTAGTAAAAAAAATTGTTGCTGTTCACGAATCCGTCATCACCCAACTTGATATAAACGGACGGTCGCCGCTTGTCATGTCGTTTGCGTCGAGGTTGTGTTCTGTTCAAATATGCGAGTTTCTATGGAATCTTGCACCGCTACAAGGAGATTTCCTATGGATTTATAAAAATGCGATAGAAACTAGTTTTGAGAAGAGTAAGTTTCTTCTTGACAACACGCCTGGTGTGTGGGATATGACTTTTGACAAGAGAGAGAACATCCTCCACAAAACCATATACGTCCGGTCCATACACACGAAGAGGCTCATAAAATACATCTACGAAAAGACAGGCATCGTGTTGTTTTCCGCGACAGACTCTTTGGGAATGAATGCCATGCATCACTCGTATACGGACTTGGTGAAACTGATCTACGAACTGTATCCCAACGCAGTGTATAAACAGGACATGTGGGGAAACATTCCGTTGTGCTATTCTCAGAATAACGGGGATGGCATAAACCCTGATGCGGTAGAAATCATGAGGAAACACCCAGAACTTCTCGAAATTCAAAACAACAATGGCCAGTCACCGTTCATGAAAAATAGGTTGTGTCCTTCCGAGATGTTCAGGATCAACCCCAAGAGTTTCACTATAAATGACAAATACGGTAATAACGCATTGCATCACATTTGCTCTCAAAAAAACGCAGGTTGGTGGAAACTTGTAGACGAAGTTTTGAAAGTGTATCCCGAATTATTATTCCAAAAAAACCGAGAGAAGAAGACCCCGTTAGATATTGGAATTAGCAATACGGGTTATTCTTCACAACAGCGATCGAAGGAACGTTTCATCACGGTGTGTTTGAAGTACATCGAACTTCCGAATAAGTATTGGATATTCGATAAAATAAGCTTTGATTTGATTTATTCCATGGGAAATATTTTGGCTCGTTCGAGGAGCGAAGCGGCAAAGGCGATGAGATTTTTACCTCAAAAAGATAAAGAAATCATTCAAAATATTATCATCGGCACTAATAGCATCGAGAAAGAAATCGTGTATAATATTATCACAAAAATAAATAATATATGATTACATTAAACATTACATGAAGACCAGATACATAATATCTCTGGTGGCATTGGCAGTAGCCATTACCGCAGCTATTGTTTTCGTTATTTATAAAAATTGGGATGCAATTCAAGGTTTATATACAAAGAGCAAGGACGTTGTAAAGAACAAGTTTGCCAAAGTGGTAGCACGCCCGGTGAAGAAGGTCGGACCCGCCGAAATACTCGCCAAGGTCCAGGAAGATCCCGTTATGGTACAGGACCTCGTGGAATTAAATAAATCAGATTTGGCGTCAAAACAGAATGCTGCGGGAATCGTTCAGAAAACGGAGCAAGTCGTGAAACAGGAGGCTGCGATCAAAAAGTCGCAGGGAATACCGCTCGCGTTAACAATCAATTTGGCCACGAAATATCGCAAGATCGCCGATGAAAAAGCAGCGTCTGCCAAGTACAACGAACTCCTCAAGAAGATCGAAACCGAAAAGGCCAAGGGAGCGGTTCTGTTGTCGGCGGTTCGTGCGGAACAACTGAAAACCGACAAACTCAAAATCATGGACTCGCTTGACATGGAATTGGATTATACTAACCTGAAAATAGACTCTCCGACTCGCGTGATAACCAAAAGAGATGCTGAAATATTCCTCACCCATAACATCACAAGCGTTTAATCTTAAAAACACTCAGTAAATAGAAAACATACATGCTTGCATTATATTGACATTTCTAAGGGTCTGGTCCCCGCTGATACGAAACAATTATACGACGGTCTCCACCCGACCGCAGCGGGCTACGAAATCATATACAGAAATCTAAGACCTTACGTGTTGAACGCGATGAAGAATGCAAAGTAAACCGCGAGGAATAGTATATTTTGTCAGGATGTATACCGTTGTGACAAAATAACTTAATAATAATATGTATAATATAATATGGGTGGTCTTACTCAATTAATAGCCATTGGCGCACCGGACGTATTCCTCATCGGAGAACCGCAAAGGTCCCTTTGGAAACGAAATGCCGTGCGCAGAACAAACTTTGCAATAGAGTCCATGGAAACCACATTTGATCTTCGTTTTGGCGCCCCGTCGTTTGTAACGATAAAGAGGTCTGGAGATCTCGTGAAGAATTGTGTTCTCGAAATTGCGATGAAACGTTCGTCAACGGAATCTTTCTATCCGGCGGAACAATTCATAAAGAGCGTAACGGTCATGATCGGAGGTCAGGAGATAGAACACATCCCGGATTTCCCCAATTGGTCGCGCGTGCATGACGAGCTTTTCAATACCACGGAAATCAGGGCGGCGAACTACAGGATGCAGAATTTCAGAGACGACGACCCCCCTGGTGCAATTCGTACGTTTTATGTAGATCTCCCATTGTTCTTCTCAAAGAACCTGTCGTCCGCAATTCCGATGATAGCGCTGCAGTATCACGAAATTCAACTAAAATTCGTTTTCAACGAACCTTACAACATCCCGGGTATTGATTCGGTGTATGTACCACAGGTCCGATTCTACACGGATTATGTTTACCTAGACAAAATAGAACGCGAGTATTTCGTATCCAACCCTCACGAGTATATCATAGAACAACTCCAAACATTCACCGCCCCGTCTAAAATCTCAGATTCCATAGCGACCGGGATATACGATCTTCCTTTTAATCTACCAACGAGATATATTATATGGTTTTACAAATCAAATTTACATGGCCAATACACGACTAGTAACTTCCAATTCGAAACAAATGAGGCATTTGCGCCGATGTACAGTGCGGTACTGAAATGTAATGGCGTCGACCGTTTCTCGGAGCGCCCAGGTGGATATTTCAATCTTGTACAACCCACACAGGCAGTAGGGCAAGCTCCCTCGGCGGGAATCTACATGTATTCTTTCGGAGTTAAGGCCAACGAACAGGACTCTGCGGGAACGCTGAACTTCAGTCGTCTGGATGTTGTGACTCTGAGCATTACGAGCAAGGCGGCAACTGCGACAAGTATAACAGATATATTAGATACGTCTACAACTCTCGAGTCTGGGATGACCAAGTTTAATGATATTACAGTGTTTGCCCGCAACTTTAACGTTCTTCGCGTCATGGAGGGAATGGGCGGTCTCGTATTTTCGAATTGATTTACGCTTGTATGCACAACTTATACGAGGGTGTTAAGTATCCGTGAGAAACATCGAACTCTTTCTTTACCGTGGTCCTCCTCAAAGCTGATGGCGTCCCAAGATGAGAGATATCGCTCAATAAGTTTACGATCACGTCGAACATCTTGGAGATATAAGCTGTGTCTCTCGATCCAAAAATAACAATATTTCCCGTTCCGAATATAAACGCAGTGGATACTTTCTTAGAACCTTCGAACAACAGTAATTTTACTGCGGGATGACGTTCAGGATCAAAAAACGCCTCGACGCACATGCTTTTGGCATGGAGATACACGGCCTTCGGCGGGAACGACAATGGAAAGTTATCGCTTTGAACAACTGTCCCAGAATTTATCATATTTATATTGAAATCGTCGAAATTCATATTGATGTCGACCACTTCTTCTACAAATTGAGATATCAAAACTATCATGTGCAGGAAATCGACGAGCGATGAAAACCCGGTGGCATGAACCGTACCATTGTAAAACAGTTTGGCGGATTTTTTGTCCAGCATGAAGGAAACCTGATGCCTGAATTTCCTGACGTCATTAGACTCCTTGTTCGCAACGGAACGGCGTTTGCGCGGAGGTTTCATTCCACCCAAATACAGACCTTCTTCTGGAGGATACTCGGCCAGCGCATCTCTGATCAGTCCAATTGGCATTTCGGAGTCAGAGGCGTGACTGAATTTACCGGTAATGGTCATCGTCGACAACGTAAGGGGCGCGAACTGAATTTTTTCTCCAACAGATGTTCTTGCAGTATGAGATAGACACTCGAGAAATTTTTTATTCGTGTCAAATACTTTGTCGATCACTGTCGTTGATATATAATGCCCGAGTACTTCTCGGTCAATTCCACATTGCAACGAGATCGTATCCACGCGAGACGACATTTTGTGAGATTACTATCAAAGAAAGTATATTTGTATCACAGAGTGTCAATATCTACAAATGTCCATATTGACACTCATAATAATTTAAGTACCTCAGATGACACAAACGTATATACAATGCCTACTCTTCCGACCAAGTTAATGGCCTCCGAGAAGAAGATGTCTCCTCTCCTGATCAAGAAACTCGTCGATCACGCGATAGTTCCAAGGCGCGCTACGGAAATGTCTGCCGGGTATGATATCAGCTCGGCAGAAGATGCGACAATCCTACCGAAAGAACGCATGGCGGTGTCAACCGGTATCGCGATCGGGCTTCCAGAGGGAACTTATGGCCGAATCGCACCTAGGAGTGGTCTCGCTTATAAACACGGTATTGATGTATTCGCCGGGGTGATCGACGCCGATTACACTGGTCAGATTTTCTGTATTCTTTACAATTCGGGCGAACACCCATTTGTCATCAAAACCGGGGATCGAATCGCGCAGCTGGTTCTAGAAGTTATCAAGACTCCAGATGTAGCGGTGGTGCTGGACATTGCAGATACATCGCGGGGGGATGGGGGCTTCGGGAGCACCGGCAAGTGATATGTAAAATATACACTCAAAAAATGTAAGAAATAAATATGCTATCTAGAATCAAAATACCAAGTGTACACACATGCCATAAAAGAGATGTAAAAGCAGTCAAACATTTCATTAAACGCCCAGTCGTCATTCCACAGCCACTAGAGAAAAAGGTAGTATTTGATCGCGAAATCACAGAGTTCGAGATACGAGTGGCAATGTCCACAAGCGTGCTGATTTTTTCCATGGGAATGCTTGCCACGCGGCGGGGAGACCCGGGAATGTATCTTCCACTTATAACGTCAGTCATAGGATACTGGACACCGTCGCCCAAAAAGAAAGACTGATAATCCATCCGAAATGTCATTTGAAATTCAAATGTTTATCATTTGACCCTGGTATAATATTGAATATATAATGTAAAACTGTGTAATATTTCACATATTAAAATAATCAACATGACTTTCGAACTCAAGTTCACCGGCCGCCTTTATGACTATCAAAAGAAAGCACTCGCGTGGATGCTGGAACGCGAAAGCTCTAACGATGCTCCCGGAGGATTCTTATGTCTTGATATGGGTCTCGGGAAGACTTGTCTTACAATCGCCACGATTTGTCTTCACGACATGAAGCACACACTCATTGTGATTCCAAAGAACATCATGCATCAATGGGTAGCAGAGTTCGAGAAATTTTCGAACATCACTCCATTTGTGTTCTCTGCAAACGATTCGAACACCGGAAAGATTACGCGCGATATCCTTGCACAGCATCGCGTTGTGATCACATCTATAAGCACATTTGGCAGCATGAAGAAAGACGACGAGTCGGAGCTGCTTTCATTTGAATTTGATAGAGTAGTCGTTGATGAGGCGCATCTTATCAGAAACAATAAGACGAAGAGTTACAAACTCATCAAAAAAATTCAGAGCAATACTAAATGGTGCCTGTCTGGAACGCCCATCAACAGAAGTCAAAACGATTTCAAGACTCTGCTGGAATTCATGTCCATTTTCAACGTGACGCTATCACATGCAGCAAGGACATATCTTTACCGTATCGTAAAGGAAGATGTGAATAGTGTCAAGATTCCGGAGTTGTCGATCGAGGATCTTCGGTCGGATTTTGAATTGGAGGATGAGAAGGACATCTATAACGAGCTTTTGGAGAATGGCAAGCTTTTGCTCAAAGCATACACGGCATATGGCGGCGGCGAGGGACGCATGCGGATCTTGGAACAGCTCCTCAGGCTTCGGCAGGCGGTTACAAATGCCGCGATGTTGCCGATGGGAGTTGTGGATACGACATTTGATGGCCAGTCTACCAAGCTCAACATGCTTCGTAGAGATATTATGTCTGTTCCAGTGGAAAAGACAATCATATTTGTTCACTGGATCAAGGAGATCGAATCAGTTCGCGCGATGCTTAAAGAGATTGGCCATGATTCCGTGGTTATATCTGGAAAGGTCAAAATGGAAGACCGAACAGAGGCGATCGAGAGGTTCACAAATGATGCCGAGCTGAATTTCTTTATTATTCAAATCGAGGCAGGCGGAGTTGGGTTAAACCTGCAGACGGCAAGCAGAGTGTACATCAATTCGCTGGCGTGGAATGCTACCAGTGAGTTGCAAGGGATTGCGAGGTCACATCGTATTGGTCAGAAGAAGGCGGTGACTGTGAAGCGGCTCGTTATCAACAATACTATCGATGACCACATCATTGCAACGCAGCAAAAGAAGTTGTCTACTGCGGCGGAAATCCTCGGAGACGCAAGGATCGAGAAGTCTCTTACGTCATCAAAATCCGTGTTTAATTCTTTGTTGTCTGTTTTCAAGTAAACATGAATTCGTAAAACATTATAATTTAAAATGATTAGAACTTGTAATGGATTTTCTCGAGTCATCTATTACAGCTCAAAAACAACTTGGCATGAAACACAGAGCTAAAAATGGAATTTTTTTTACACCAAAGCCGCTCAGAGACATCGTTTTGCAACACGTCAATATAACTCCGAAAAGTATTCTAGAACCAACGTGTGGATCGGGAGAATTTTTGATAGATTGCGAGATGATGTTTCCAGAAGCTGCTATTACGGGAATAGAGTTAGACGAAGTTCTGTCTCGCGTCGCAAAGAATAATGCTTCGCGCTCCGTCATTCATACTCAAAACTTTTTGACTTATGAAGGAGGAAAGTTTGATCTCATCGTCGGGAATCCACCGTTTGTTCAAATGAAATCCGTAATCAAGAAGGCGTCCGTGGGAAGATCTAATCTATATATTGAAATTCTATATAAGTGCATTACTCAACATCTGAACGAAAATGGCATATTGGCAATGGTGTTACCGTCCACCATAATGAACGGACACTTCTCGCAACCAGTCCGAGACCTTATTCTGAGCAAGAAGATTCTACACTTCGAAACGATTCGCGAACACACGTTCAAAGATACGAAGGCCGGTGTAAGCATCCTGGTCATCGAAAATGCTCCCGGAGATAACACGAACTACACGTTTGGTGGGTTCATTACAGAAGATGCTCGTGAATTAACCACGATGACCGAAGGAACGAATAAATTGAAGGACCTGGACGTCGACGTGAAATATGGAATGATGACGATAACGCTTCAAGATCACTTTTCGAGAGACTCGTCACACACACCATTCGTTCTTATGAAGGACCTCGTACACGATGAAATCTGCTTCGACAAAGACAGACTGTTCATTAACAAACAAATGAAAACGCACAGTGGTAGATGTATTCTGTTGTTGAGAAGTAACGGCGTTGTGATGGGATCGGAGTATGTGTTGAAAAAGGCGATATTCGAGTCGGAGTCATTTCTGTTTGACAGTTGTCTCGTGGGTATATTCGGTACTGACATAGATAAAGTATACAAGTCTCTGCTCGATAGCAGAACCGCGTATTATCTAAAAAAGCTATGTGGCTCGGGAAGGCTCACCAAGAATATCATCATGAACCTGCCAATGTTCGAATAATTTGCGGAGTGGACAAGATTACAAATGAAAACAAAACAAATGGATTTTTGCGAGTAAAAAATTGTATTCTTATGTTAATACAATGTCTTCAGTACCTCCTCAGAGACCAAATGTGAACGACAAGTGGTGCGAAGTTTCCACCGAATTCTTGAGACGCTGTATGCACGGAGAAGACCCGGATGCTGTGATAAAAGACCTTCAAACAAGGTATTCTGGTCTAGGCCCTGTGAACCAGGCGTCTCTCAAGAAGTTACTTGAACCCGTGAATCCTCCAACTCCCGACGCCAAGAGGTATTTCGCTTCGTATGCCGAATGCTGGGATTATTGGGGAGGGTGGAATGGTGCCAAGACGCTCGACAAAATCCCCACTAAGAATGTGACTATCGCTTTTGTGTTGTCTTCGAACGGAACTCCTAAGTTCGACGGCACCATGGATGTAAACACCTTCGTGAGCCAGGCGAAAGCAGTTCAAGCAAGGGGAGGTATCATCCGAATCTCCTTCGGCGGTGCTACGGGAACCGAATTAGCCCTTGCTATCAAGGACGTCAATAAACTCGTCGAAGCATACGATAGCGTTATAACAATGTACAAGACCCGTAATATTGACATGGATATAGAAGGGGCTGCCGCATCGGATGCCGACAGTATCACTCGCAGAAATAAGGCTCTGGCAATTTTACAAACAAAGTATCCAGACCTAAAGATTGATTACACTCTTTCGTGCATGCAACGCGGCCTCGAATCACAGGGAATAAATATTCTCAAGGATGCCAAAGCTCAAGGAGTCAAGATGAATGCCGTAAATATCATGGCAATGTGCTATGGAAATAACGAGAAGCAGATGGGTCAGGCCGCAATTTCTGCTGCTACTGCGACTAAGAAACAGTGTGATGATATGGGTCTCGTTTATGGCGGTATTGGAATCACACCTCAAATAGGAAAGAATGATACACCTAACGAAACATTCACCATTGATAACGCAAAGGAAGTAATTGCATTCGTGCAAAAAACATCATGGGTAAATTTCACCGCCTTCTGGTCAGTAGGTGCAGACAACGCAAAAAGTTCAAAGACTCCTCAAGAACAATGGGAATTCACAAATCTTTTTAACAGTACAAACGCGTAATCACACAAGTTCGACCTTGTTTTTTAGTTCTTTGGCCAGTGCAATAGCCTTTTCAGCACACTCTGCAAAGGCCTTTGTCCCCACAGACTCGAGAACCTTTTCGCGACACATAATAACATTCTTCCGCATCTGTTCGAGTTGTTCATCGCTGATGGAGTCAATCAGTTTCTGGAGCTGATCGCCGGTCTCGATCCCGCGCTTCTTGAGGTCGAAATATGCGCCATTGTGACCCTCTGGAACGAGCTCCTTCAGCTTATCATATACATTGCCGTAATACAGTGGTATGCATCCGGCTGACAGACTGTCGTAAAACTTTTCAGATACATACCACGCCGCGTCGCAGTTCTCCACCACCAGATCGAATACGAAGTTCATCTTGTGTTCGACAGCCGACTTAGGGTCTTTGGACCGATGCACGTTTTGGAACGTCTTGATTTTCTTTCCATCCGCGATCTCGGCCCAGTTGATTCCAAAGGCTGTAATGTCATTCAGACCCTTGACGAGGTCCTCGCGCAAATAATCGAGGCACTTAAGATGCACGCCATTCACCGCATATTCTTGTTTTCCCATGAGCTCCGGTCGCCTCTCCAAAACGATGCACGCCGACCTGCCAGTTCCGGCATTGTCACGAAGAAGCACTGCGCGATCCATGGAGTCGGACAAATCCCCGTGGTGGCAGTTGTGGGCAGTAAACACAACATCATTTCGTGTATCGATGAATGGTTTATAATAGGTCATCAGAACATCAAAGTGTTGCGATAGCCATTGTGCGTTCCACTGGCCACTGTGACGGATGTTGGGAGATTCCAGAGTGTATACGATCCGATGAAGATCGAGGCGTTGTGAAAGGAAGTCCAGAGGGATCTCTCCAGGGTTGCACAGGCTCACGAACACGGTGGCTCCGTGGGGAATGTTCGGGAAATTTGAATAGCCATTAATCAGATTGAATTTACCCCCGTTCAGACCATCCAGCCCCCGGAGCAATGTGAGTTGCCATTCGTCGAGCGCATAGCTTCTTTCATTGTACTTATGGTGCGCGACCAGGAAGTCTTCGGTGGCTTTCTGTGAGAAGTGAAAGATGTAAATGTCCTCAAACTTACCGAAGTCGTAACCGAACACCTGGTTTCCGCGCTCGAAGAAATTTCCCGACACAGACAGACCAGTGGAACCGATGCGATACCCAAGAGAATGCTTGCGAATGACAGCATGAGGCGCTGCCATCAACAGATTCTTGCAGAGCTCCCTGTCCGGCTCCGGTCGACCACGATCGTCTCTGAATTTAGCATTCCATGTCGGCGCGAGAGTAATCGCGAGGTCCCGCTCGATGAGATAACAGGACGTGTCAATAAGATAATCCCCGCGACCTGCAACGGTATGAGAAATTCCACCGAGAGATTCACAGTTGTCCTTCCCGATGGCGTTGCCGTCTTTGTCGATCAGATACCGGAGACAATACGACCACTTGTTCTCGGGGTTCTTGACGATGCCTCGCAGGAGGTCGCTGTAATGAGATGGAGTCACGATATTATCGTCGTCCAAATACGCGATGTAATCCGCGTCAACGAGCCAAGGCACGCTACCAAATACACGATGACCGTTCCAACCACCAGCACCCACGTTTTTGGGCAGGGTGAATTTCACGACAGGATGACGATTCTCGTATTTTGCAATAATCGTGTTTACCTTGGCCTCGTGTTCCTTTCCGTCCACCACGATCCAGTGTTCGATGTTGGGGAGCGCAGACTGTTGGACGCTCTCGATACACTTGTCCAGAAAAGCGCCTCCCAGAGTTGGTGTGATTACGACGATCTTGGGGATCTTAAGAATCCTGCGATGATGATTGACAAGATTGTGCATGATGCCACTGTCGTCAAGAGAATCAATTTCCACGACCCCGCCGGTAGGTTGCTTGACGGACGCAGGAGGATCCTTCTTGCCCCACTGAGTAACATCACGAGAAACGGTAATGCGGGGATGCTCGGACACCATGATGGAAAGAATGCTCTGGTCATGACGAGTGTCGTTCACGGAGGAGTCCTTGCCAGTGTCGTTGATGATGTCGAGCTGCAGGGCATACTGCAGGTATGTGTTCACGAATGCACGAGATTCGGGACAGTTCTTGTATACCTGGAACGCGGCGTTGAGTTGAATTTCATCTCCGGCAACCGAACCAGCACCCATGGCGTTGAAAACAGACTTCTTGGTCCACATACGATTCCGGTAATCATTGTTGGACCAATTGCCCAGACGACATACCAAAATGGGATTTCCGTTGGAAACAGAGTTCACGTATGGCTCGATGGAACGTTCAAACAACATAGTCGAGTCCACATACACAACGACGTCGTCATCAGGAAGTTGCCCGAGGATGGACTGAATCAAAAAAGGCTTCCATACCCACCAGCCCATTCCACGGGAATTCTCAAAGTGCTCTGGGTGGGTGGTCATGAGCCATTCGATGTCCTTGGTGCCAAATACACGGAACTCGTCGAAGCCGCCAGATGTGAGCGCGGAGTGACGAAGGGCCGCAGCGGAACCCTCGTATTCCTTGGTGGCTAATGTGATACCAATGGTGCGCGGCATTATTATATGTGGAATATAGATACCATAAGTTATTATATTACGATGTTTGGCGATATGAGACAATTGATGTACATGTAAAAGTTTTCAGGAAATAAATAATAAATAAAAAGAATAAAAAAAATAATTAACTACACGTGTAGTGGCGTGCCGTATATCAACTACATGTGTAGTTAATTATTTTTTTTATTTTTATTTTAATAACTTAATAATTATGTATAACATCCATAAAAATATGAATATAGAAACATATAAGTTTCCCGTTTTTACTTGTGGTTGTGGATACACCACGACGGACAGAGGAAATTCTGCCAAACATAAAAAGGTGTCATGCGGTCATGAAATGACTGTATCATCGGAGCGGTTCGTTTTAGAAAGAGATCATTTGGCGTCTCATGGAAACACCACGCACATTACGAACATTGCTGGGAATAACACGAATATATCCGATAGTATTGTAGATCAAAGTACGAACATCACTCTGGTTCTTCCCGAACGAACCACCAAGGAAGACTTTGCAGAATATCTGGAAACATTGGGGCAACTGGGATTTCGAACGCCAGAACAAATCGCGACGATGCCCGGAAAGATGCTGATGTTCACGCGAGACGCCAAGAAACTGCCTGGAGCTATCGTAGAAAGAGACAAGAAAATCATAGAAAAACTGCCAGACGGATCCGAACGAGTCATGGGAAAGAAAAAAGCGATACAAACGTACACCCACGAAGCAGTCGACGCGTTGTGCTTACAACCTCCCGCGGTTGGCGTGATCGATTTTTTAGAAACGGAACGCGGCTCTAAAAGAACGAAGATATCACTGCAGGATGCCGCCAAATTGAGAGTGACGAATCCTCGAGAATACCATTGTGGCGTTCCCGAAGATGTAAAATTTCGCCATCAGAAAATTGAAAGTCACACCGAAAAAGCGTTGGATAAGATCACGACGGAGAACAAAACGAACGGATTTTTGTAAGTAAAATCAAATTAAATTATTTCGAGCCAGTATTGCTTCTAGTTCATCAATCCGCTCGATGCTGCGTTTCAAAGCTCCGTACATAATCATGTGAATTTGACTTAGATCTATGAGTTTGCAATCGTCGATACCGGCATGTTGTGCGATAGATATAGATTTAGGCAAATATTCTTCTACCTCTTGTGCGATAAATCCAAGTTGAGATCTGTCTATTACCTGTGGATTAAAATCTTCATTCCATGTATATCTTTTCAAACTCAAATTCTTTAGTATATTCTCACATATGATAGCATTAGCCGTTTGTATATTGCTCTTTAATCTGGCATCAGACGGTCCCAACCATGCTCCTGCCACGGCCTTATATGCTTGTCCTGATACGACAAAATCTCCATTTCCAAGTAGAGATGCTGAATGAGTACTATTTAATAGAGACACGGAATTGTTAAATGTCGTTCCAAGAATTGTGACATTTTGACCAATAGCACATAAATTAGTTGCTGTAGCATTAAGAGTAGATATGTTCCTACCGATGAGTGTTAGATTGCTTCCATTGACACCCGTGTTATCGATACCTATAACACAAATACGTTTTGTACTTGTTGCCGTACCTATATTTCCACCGATCAGGCAATTGTTGCTCCCTGGAATACTTATATCACGTCCCAATCCTATGTTATCACTTCCCAAAGCAGCTTCTCCTCCTGCATTTTCCCCTATTAGTATATTTCTCGAGCCTCCGGAAATGTTTAATCCCGAACGATTTCCAATCAAAATATTCTGTGAACCAGATGTCACGGAAGGTCCTGCATTCGCTCCAATAAAAATATTTTGATCTCCTCCACTTAGTTGTCTAGCGGCAGAAACTCCGATGATAATATTTTCTGTCGCTGTATTTGCCATTATATTTCCTGCAAAAGCTCCTATTGACACATTTCGAACTCCGCTGTTCCCCGAGTCGAAACCAATAAATGTGTTTAAAATCCCAGTTGCCATTCCATATCCGGAACGAGCTCCTACGAACGTATTCTGTGTTCCCAATGTTATACCATTTCCCGCCGAAACTCCAATTATTGTATTATCCGTGGCAGTCGTCATCGAATTTCCTGCAGCGCTTCCAATAACGGTATTTCTGGATCCATTTGCACCAGAACCGAATCCTATAAACGTATTAAAACTTCCTGTATTTAAACCAACGCCTGTCGCAGACCCAATAAGTGTATTTCTCATACCGGAAGTAATATTTGCCCCCGCTTGAAATCCAACGATAGAATTATTCCCTGCGGTAGATGTCATCATGCCTCCAGACGAACTCCCAACCACTGTATTACGAGACCCATTGTTTCCCGAATTGAAACCGATATATGTATTCAAAATCCCATCGCCGAGACCTGTCCCGGAGCGACTTCCCACCATAGTATTTTGACCGCCCGTGGTGAGAGATATACCTGCATTTCCTCCGACGACGGTATTTTGACTCCCAGTTATATTAGGAGCCGCTCGAAACCCAACGACAACATTAGTATCACCGTTTATATTAGACCCTGCAAATGCCCCGCAAATAGTATTGTTGTTTCCCATATTTCCTGAATAATATCCAAGATACGAATTATAAAATCCACTATTCAAAAGAGAATCCCCCGATATTCCACCCGATTCTGTTCCTACACATGTGTTGAACGAAGAATTTCCCATCTGAGATCCCGTAAACCACCCAACAAGACAATTTTCATTTCCTAGAATATTTGCACCCGACACAGATCCAACATACGTATTGTTTCCTCCAATAGCATTAACACCTGCTCCTGTTCCAAATATGGCATTCCAACTACCAACATTATTTCCAGCACCAGCACCAAATATACTATTAAAATCGCCAAATACATTCGCCGCAGATAAATATCCGGCAGTCGTATTGTAATTACCAAGTTTGTCCGCCGCAAATGCTCCTATGCTCGTGTTATAACTTCCAGAAGACCCATT